GCGCCTGGGTTTCATCAGAGCCTGTGCCTCTTTGCGCAGTTGTCCCGCTTCCTTGTACCTGCGGTCTGCCTGCTCCTTGAGGTCAGCTGATCGTGCTTTAGCCAGCTTCCCACCACCAAACTCACGTTCAATGTAAAAGTAGATCAAGCTGTTCTTGATCATAACAGTAAGGTCACTGCCCGAGTCCTCGGGGCAGATAAAACGCACAGGGCATGAACCCCAACCGCCACTTTCTAGGAACTCTGCGTAGTATCGTCTGTGATCTTTGTTGTAAGGATCAAAGGCCACCAAGGGCCTTGCTAGGTATTCTAATCTACTCATGCTCCTTGGTAGGGACTATAGATCTCTTCGTCCTCTACATCCTTAACCCCCATGGTCTCAAGTGCACCTAAGACTAGCTCTACAGGGCACTCTAACAAAGCAGCGATCATCTTGGCACTGTGGCCTTCGATGTATAGTTCTTGGATATCGTAATCCAGATTACTCATTGCGCTCATTTAACAGTCTCCTTCATTACTTCTTGAGTTTTACCAACGGCCTTATCTACAGCAGATGCTACACCAGAGATTCCCACTGTGGCCACGAACATACCAGCGATGAATGCCAAAATGATTTTCATTAGTCTTCGCTCCATTCACGAAAGTTAGGTTTAGGATCATTGCGATGTTTGAAACGATACCACAACATCTGAGGAATGCCCATGCGCCAGGCATACATAAAGTCCATTACAATCATACCTGCTACGAAAGCTAAAATCAGTTCTATCATTACCGCTCCTTCCTTGTTAATATGTCTATATTATAACACCAATCTATCCAGATGTCAACACCTAGATTACACGCACACGTAAGCAGCGGGGCCTGTGGCATTTGTGCCACAACCCCTGGCACTTCAGTCTGAGTGTGGTGGTAGATCATAGTCCATAGGATCGTTAGGGAACCTAGGTGTGGTAGGGCTCATGCAGTCTCCTTCTCATAGATCACAGTCTGACCAAACGGTGCGTTGGCCTGTGTATTGCCTTTGACGATAAAGATTGTATCGCAGTAGTCCTCGTCACCCCAACCACCGCATGGGTAGCCGTCTGTGAACATAATAAACTTCTTGGGCTGGATACCGTTCTCTTCCATGAATGTCCAATTGACTTCAAAGTCTGTGCCACCGCCACCCTGTGGTTCATACTCTTCTAACTCGTGACCTTCGTCGTGTGTGATGGTCTTCCAGTTGTAGATGTCTGTGTCAAAGCACCACAAGTTAATGCGGAAGTCCTCATACTGATCCATGATGCCTTTGATCTCGCTGAGGAATGCAGTTGCATCTTCGTCACCAATTGAACCTGACATATCAATGCTGATTGCCACGTCGATAGTAGTTGCTTCTTTCATGCCCGGCAGTATGGCACCTGAGTGCATACTCTTGCGATTCACACGCTGAAAGGAGTAGTCGTTGCGAACGATGCTTTGGATCTCTTGTTGCACCAACTGGCGCCAGTCCATCTTAGGCTCAGTCATGTTCTTGATCATACGCATGATGCCTGCAGGAGTCTTGCCTGCACCTGCGGCCGCGGCACTTTGGATCATTGCGTCTTTGACCTCTTGCTTGATCTTTTCTGCTTCTTCTTTGGTAAGGCTAGGCTTGCCCTTGCCGTCTTTGGTCTTGTCGCCGCCAGCACCAGCACCTTCTTCTTCTTTGATGTGCTCGTCTAAGAGATCGCCCAATTGCTTGAGCAATTGATCCATAGGGATCTTCTCTGCCTGCTCATACAATTGATCGTAGATCTCTTCCCAAGCCATGCCGCGATACTTTGGATCATAGCAGATCTTAACTTCAGTGATCTTCTCACCAATGCGTTCGTCTACAAGGATCTGGTTGACAGCGTAGTCTTGTGCGATGTTCGCCAGCATACGATCTCTGCTACCGCAACGACCAAAGTGATCAAAGATAGCATGACAGATCTCATGTGCAAAGAGGAACTCTAGTTTCTTAACACTGAGCTTCTTGACGAACTCTGTGTTATACATAAAGTCACGACCGTTAGTGGCCGCAGTCGGGCACCAGTCGTCGCTTTGGATCAAACGCATACGAGTGGCCATGTTGCCAAAGAAAGGCGCTTTGAGTAGCAGTCCTACTCGTGCAGTTGTTAGTTTCTCTACGATTGGGTCCATGTGTCGCTCTCCTTAGTATGTGTATATTATAGCATCTATTTACACACCTGTCAACCAAAAAAGGTGGGCGGGCAACTCTGAGAAGCTCCCGCCCTTGCTATGGGCGAGGTCTTAATTCTCCATAGCACTGAGAACATACTTACCGAAACGCTTGTGGAACTCATCGAAGCTCTTCATCTTCGTTGCATCCAAAGGCAAGTCATAATTGGTAAGTGCAGTCTTGGCACCCATCACAACCAACTCAGTTGGGAAATTGTCCATCATGTAGCGGAAGAAGCAGTCTGCCATACCATCCCAACCCTTGGCCTTCTTCTCTGCTTGGTCTTTCAACTCATAGCACAAAGACACGGTCAATGAATACATGGCTGACACTTCTTTGATCTGCAGGTCCTTGACCTTACCGCTGAGGATGTCCTCTGCCTTAGGCAAGCGTCCTGCAATCTTACGGTGAGCCATAAACTTGGTAGCCAAGCCATCACCAACCGCACCAGCGATCAGGGTGGCCAGTGTGTCGTTGTCGCAGTCATCGTCCTGCAGGAGTTCGCTGACGAACACCCAAGAGCGTGGAGTTGCGAATGACTTTGAAGGGCTCTTAGGATCAAAGTCATACAAGTCTTGCTTGGCAAAACCCACATAACCCAAGACCTCTGGATGCACCTTGTTGAGCGTAGCCCAGTCTTGGAAGTCATCAAAGTCTACCTTCATCTCCAAGTGGACGAAACGGTTAGCCAACGGAGCTGGCATACGATATGTCACACCACGGTCACCTTCACGGTTACCGGCGGCAACCACGTCAACACCTGCAGGCAATTTGTATGTGCCTACACGGCGGTTCAGGATCAACTGATAGGCCGCGGCTTGCACGGCTGGGGGAGCGGAGTTCAACTCATCCAAGAAGATGATTGCGGTGCTCTCTGGGTCTGTAGGCAGTTCGCTGGGAGGAGCCCAGACCATCTTGCCCTGATCAGCATTGTAGTAGGGGATACCCTTGATGTCTGTGGGTTCCCACAGGGCCAGTCGAACGTCAACCACTTCACGGCCTGCCTGCTCGCCGATCTGCTTGACAACATCACTCTTGCCAATGCCGGGAGGGCCCCACAGGAATGTAGGACGACGAGTTTGAATCGCCTTACGGATCGCCTTCATAGCACCCTTAGGGCCTACTTGACGGACGGAAATATCAGTTTGCTTTGACATAAGACCTCGCTAGTTAAAAACGGTTAAAACAATTAATCTCTCAGTATCATAAGTATAACACCAATCTGCTCAGTTGTCAACCTACGATTTTCACATAATTCAACTGTGTTGTATTATCGCCACGCTGGGCTTTGACTTTGGCTTTGATGCTGACTGTGCCCTTAAACTCCTCAGAAGCCCAAAAGTCCACAAAGCTCTCACCCATACGGGCCGTGACACGCCACTTGCCATAGTTCTGGTTCCAGTAGCATTTGATCACTTCGATGTCTCCCTGGATGCGATCACCAACAGCAGCAACAAGCTGGGTGCTGAACCTGATCTCAGTTGTGAGTTGGTTCTTGGCTTGATCGCGCAGCATAGCAGCTGGCAAGCATGAGACCACAGCGAAATCAAACATATCGCGACCTGTGAACTCATCCTTTTGGGCGATCTTCAGGGCCTGACGTTCAAAGTCGTTGATCTTGCCTGCGATCTCTTTGAGTAGAAAGCCGTTGAAGTAGTTGCGAACCTCACGACCCCTCTCGATATCTGCAGCTGTAACCAGCGAGAAGGAGTTGCTGCGGAGCCAATCTTTGACCATCTGCTTGTTGGCCTGCTTCTCGATCACATCTAGGTTTTGAGCGTATACAGGCTCTTTGAGATAGCCCCCGTTGATACGATCTGCAGCTACCGCGGCACCCCATACTTGATCTGCTGTGAATTGCATACTCGCTCCTAAGTTCTTACTATGATGCTAGTATACTATCATTTATCCAATCTGTCAACCTCTTTTGGAGAGTGCCGGCCAAAGAAAAAGGGTGTTGCTTTTACACAACACCCTCCAAAGACGCCCCGGGAGCGAATCGGCTTGTCTTTGAAACCCTAATTAAAGAGTGATGCCCAATGCCTTGGCCTTGTAGCCTAGAGCAACGATTTCACGGCTTGGCTGGCCCATCACGTATTCTGTGACAGTCACGCCATTGCCTGCTGTGCGTTGGTTAGCATAAACAGCATAACCATTCTGCTTGATGCGGCTGACTTCTGCTGACAGGTTGCCTACACCCATTTTACGAGCTTGAGCTGCTGTAAGAGCTGCACCATTGTAGAGTGCGTTGAAGACCTTGAAAGTCTTTGTTTCTGGATTGAAACGTTTCATGTTTAAGTTTCCTTTGTTGTTGAGCTGAACTTCATCAGCGTTTTATTATAATAACAGAACGCTGATCTAAGGTCAAGCTCAATCCTTCCGTTTTACAGACACATTCGCTCGAAAGAACGTGCCCAAGATAACCACAGCACACCATGTCCAAAATGTGAACTGGATAGCCAGCACAGGGAACAGAGTATTCAGGGCCCAAATCACCAACCAGGGTCCAATGGCCAATAGCAGGATGATCAGTGCTATGGCCACGGTGACCTTTACGATACTATCAAACATTTTCAATCTCCTCGAGTTCTTGTAGCCGTTTCAGCTCTGCGATCTCTGCATCAATGGCCTTGGTGTTGGTCTTGAGGTTAGAGCTTCCTTTCTTGTAGACCACCCAATAGTGATCTGCACAATAGCTCTTGCCCTCAAGATTCTTTTGTCCACACATAGTGTAGGGCCACTTGGTCTGCTCTGACCCTATGTATTGGCACTCACTCATATTAGGCCATGCCCTTCATAACAGTGACCTTGGCCATGTTCTGCCAGTTAGTAGGGAAGCTCTTCTTCAAGTCTGCACACTTCAAAACAGTTCGCAGGCTCAGCTCTCGCATGTGGCTACGATTCTCAAGGATGAAGTCCACGATCTCGTCCTTAGCAACATCCTCAAGCTCATAGGAGTCCAACATGCCGTCTTTGACGATCTGCTTGATACGCAGAACCTTCTCACGGTCTGTGTCCATGCGCAGATCGATGAAGTGACAGCGTGACTCCAATGCCGCCAAGTGCTCCTGCAGTTTCTTAGAGCGAACATTCTCAAACTTCAAGTTGGTGATAAAGATAGCACCGCCCTTGAAATCAAACTTGTCAGGCACTCCTTCTGAGCGTAGCACACGGCTGTCAGTGTTCCACGAAATGGTACGCTTCTTTGAAGTGTCCAAAGCGGCCTTGAGAATGTTAAGTGCAACGTCGTCCAAAAGAATGCTGTCGCAGTCATCGAACACAATGATGTTCTTGGGATCACTGTATTTGTAGAGCTTGCTATACAGGCCAATGGCACTCATAGCACCCTTGACGATCTCATACTTGGGCTTGCGCTGTCCCATGAGATCGAACAGGTCATCTTTGGCTAGAACTTCTTCAACACCAAAGCTCTTGCCCACACCTGGAGGGCCTGTGACAATCATAGCACGAACGTCACCAGTCTTGACTGCTTTGGTCATGTCCTTGAGGATCTCAAAGCGCAGTCTAGTGCGCTCAATGATCTGCTCATCAGTTTCGTCTGCGACAGCAGAGTCTGGCACTTTGACCTGGCTAAAGTCTGTAACAGTAGCATCGTTCTTGCCAGCCTTAGCGGGTTTAGCCAGAGCCTGCAACATGGTAACACCAGCAGGAGCCGCCATGGTAGCAATGTCACTTTGGTTGCACCAGACCTTACAGGTCTCACCGCCACCCTTGATGTTGTAGCCTGAACGAGCCTTGATGTAGCCTTCCCAACCGTTGTTGGCTTCTGTGACAAAGTCCCCAACCATATCCAGCTCAATGCCGGGATAGATCTGATTGCTTTTGGCGCCGTATTGGCCTTGGCTTAGTGTGATACGCATGGATTTCGCTCCTGTGTGTGTTGTTAACATAGTCTCTATTATGCACTCAAACAGGGGAGTTGTCAACCCCTGTTTGTGGCCTGTTGTTTTTATGCCACATCTGCTGCTTCTATCGCAGCAATTGCGTCTTTGAGTGCTACCAAACCGTTCTTGATCAAGCCCTCAGTTTCGTATACAGCACCCGCATACCATACTCCGTCCCGCATGACATAGTAGTATTCACCATAGCAACCCTGGACCTGATCGAGGAACTCTTCGAATGAGTGTGCCACAGCCCAGGGAGTGCTGTTAACAAACTCTTCAACGTCCTCACCCTCAGCTTCCCGATCCTCGTAGAAGTTCATTTCCTCTAGGGTCTCTTTGACGCCCGAATTGTCCCCACGTGCAATCAGAGCATTTGCTGCTGTGGAATCATAGTGGCTCAACAGAATGCGCCCTGTGTAGTCCAGATAGCCGTCGTAGTGGCAGTAGACGCTTTTACAGACATCGCCATGCATGACTGCTACTCTTGATCGTGTGCCCATTATGCAATCTCCTCTGAGTATTCGTAGAATGTAACTGACGGATCCAACTTCTTCAACTGCTTGGCAGCTGTCATCAATTCCCTGTAACGGCGCTGGACTTCTGTTCTGCTCAGCTCACCATCACATGTAAGGTTCTCTGGACTTAGTGCAGAGTCAATCATGTCCGCTACTCGTTGACGACCCTGGGCTGTGGCGATCTCGTATTGCTCGCCTTTGAAGAATGAGTTCCAGTGATTCTTCTGCTCTATAAACTTCTCTAATGCTTTCATAGTTCGCTCCTATGTTTGTTAGTGTAAGTGTCTATTATAGCACCAAACGGCAGTTCTGTCAACCTTCAAGCCAACAATCCCTGGCCTGCTCTGTGGTTATTGTTTGCCCACCAATGTAGTCACCGTGGAACCCTGCCTTGTTCTCTAGGACCAGAGCATGTCCCATGTAGCTGCTCTTGATCTCTATGATCTGCCCACATTGTTCAACATCAGCCTTGAAGCCTACCCAATCACCGACCTTGACGGTCTTGCCTTCTACCTGTGCCATGCTGGGTCTCCTTAGGCTGGTTCAAACAATTTTTGGAATTCTGCTTTGACTCTAAAGTAGGCCCTAAGCTCTGCTAGGGTGAACTCTTCTGAGTTAGCATCAATGTAGATCATGGTCTCCAGCATGCCTGTATTCAAACGGGCTTTGATGCCTTCGATAACGTTAATGTCTTCTGTAATCATATCGCTCCTTGTTAACATGTGTGTATTATAGCAGTGTTTTGCCACGCTGTCAATCAGTCCCCACGAACATCCGTGTTCAGTGTAGGGTTAATTGCGCGACGTAGTTCTACCTCACGCTTGTGGGCAGCTGCCTTGCCGCGCAGTGTTTCATGAACCAACACTTCGATCTCGCTCTTGTCGTTGAGACCACGAAGGGCTCTGCACAACAGCCAGTCCTTGTTCTCACGTTTGGCACGATAGAAGTGCTTGGCTGCACGAGCAAGAACTGACTTATTAATAGTAGTCTCTGTTTTGGCAGTGACTCCTATGTAGTTGTCTCCGTTGACACGTAGCTCATAGATGATATGAGTGCGGTC